AACTCTGGAGTATGGAAAGACTATGTTCAAGACACTTCGTTTAATAGTTTTAAAAATTTAGTAAAAGTCACCCTAGGAACAAGTGATCCTGAAGAAATTAAAAAGTATATATCAAGCGATAACGCTTTTAAATATGATGGATCCGTAAGCAAAAATGTAGAAAAAATAACAATGGAAGAAATATATCCAGAGTCTATGCTTGATAGACTTCTCCCTCATTACAAATTTTACAACAACAAAGGCATTAACTCTGAAATACTAAAATCGCTCAGGGGTGGACTAGCAACTTCTGGAAAGTTAAATCAAAGATTCGTGTTCCCAATATTTAACGAAAACAAACAAATTCACGGATTCTCAGGTAGAGACATCTATCCTTCAGATAAATCCAATAGACCAAAATGGAAGCATATTGGTAGAAAAAGCAATTGGGTATACCCCGCATTCTCTGATGAAATTACTGAAAAATCTATATCAGAGCAAGGCTTTGTTATTATTGTTGAAAGTATAGGAGACTTACTTAATTTAAAAACAAATGGATTTGACAACGTACTTGTTTCATTTGGTCTAGAGTGTTCCAACAAACTGCTAAACTACCTTACGAGCCTAAACCCAGACAAAATAATACTATCTCTTAATAATGATATAGGGTCAAAAGAAAACAGAGGCCTAATCGCTGCGCACAAAGCTTTCTTAAAAATGGTTTCACACATGTTTATGCCAGATAAAATTAAAATATGCCTTCCACTAAAAAATGACTTTGGTGATATGGGTGTTGAAGAATTTTATACTTGGCATGAAGACCTTAATAATAGCTTAGAAGAAAATCAAATACCAAGAATTAAATCTTATTGTAAGAACCTAGAAAGAAATGGTAAGATTAGTAAAAATTTATCCAAAAACCTAAAATCTTTAAATGAGTAAGAAGAAAGTATTTTTATCAGCTAGCAGAATCAAAACTGCTCAGCAGTGCTCTTGGCTTTATTGGTGCAAGTATATACTCAAACTTCCAGATAAAAGCAACGACGGGGCGTCAAAAGGATGGATATGCCATTTAGTTTTTGAGGTATTAGGAAAAGAAAGAAGAAAAAAGCACTTTGATACAATCATTAAAAATCAAAGCATATGGTCTGTAGAATCAATTAAAATTATGGTTCATAATCATGCTAAAAAATTAAATGTTTTTGATAGTGAGAACCTAGAAGATATAGATAGAATGGTTGTCAACGGATTGAATTATGATTTTTTCGGTGAAGATTACGGCCCAATGAATGAATCTTTTTCTGAAAAAGAATTCAATCTCGAAATAGACGAAAACGGCAAGAAGTATAACATGAGAGGTTTTATAGATAAACTGTTTTTATACTCAGATGGTTCTGCAATAATAAGAGATTTTAAATCAAGTAAGCAAAAATTTAAAGGTAAAGAAATTACAGACAACATGCAAGACTTAATGTATTGCTTGGCTATTAAAAAATTATACCCTAAATACAAAAGCATTAGTGAATTTTTATTTTTAAAATTTGATCTAGAAAAAGACATGCTTGGAGAACCTGGTGCTGGAGTTATTAAGATGGATGAAATATCAGACGATATGCTTGAGGGTCTAGAGTACGAACTTACTGGCATGCAAAATTACCTAGAAAA